ATGCACGGCAGTTGATTATTAAACACGTTAGCAGCTGTTAGGTGCGCTGCAGCAGTTGTGCCGTTCTGTCCACGCCATGCGTTAACAATCTGGTTTCCTACAATGTTCTGGTACGCAATCGTCTCGTTATCAATGTTTACAAAACCCTGAGTAGGTAGATTAGATGCATTTGCCAGCGTAATTGTTGTATCTGTAGCGTTAATTGCGCCGTTTAATGTTGTCTGCGGAATTGCTGCAACACCACCGCTTTGGCGATTAACAAACATTTGAATAGGACGTCCAGTAGTATTTTTGTTAGGAATCGTCATGTACGTTGGTTCACTTATACGGCTTAAATTAATGTCAACCTGATTTGATTGACTGCCGTTATTGGTGCGAGTGCTTGCGTCTAATATGTCAATAGTGTCTACAGGCAAGGCGTACAAAGCCTGCTGGGTATTCATTACAATCTGACCCTGCTCGACTGTCCAAAGGTTAATACCACGGTTTGCCCACTCAATCGTCAATAGGTTCAAAGACCGCCGTGCAGTACGGAAGTCATATCCAGTCCGTAACTCTAACCCGCAACGCTCAAACGCCTCTTCAATGAGGTCGTTCATTTCTAGGTTAAAAGCGGTGGATCCCGTAGTAGTCATTATTTTTTCGCTGTTTTTGCAGATTTAATAAAGTCTGCCTTAGTAGGCGCACCCTTAGAACCAGGCTTACGCATTTTTTCACCAGATCCCGCTGCAATACGTTTTTTCTTGGCGTGAATATTGGCGTACAAACCAACCTTGCCGCCTTCAGCGTACTGGGTAAAATCTGTGTCATCCTTACGGGCTTTCTTTGTGCCTTTTGGCATTTTTGATGGGGATATATCACCCATACCTCTGCTTGCTCTCATACCATTCTTCCTTTAGTTTTACCACGTTTAGCAATACCATCGCCACGTTTAGAAGCACTAGATACCTTGCCACCAGCTTTAAACGGTTTATCTAAACCTTTCATACTGCTAAAATCTCCGCCACCAGCACTACCGCTACCCACACTAGGTTTAGGCAATCTGCCCATATCTTGCAGTCTTTCCGTGTACGTGCGTGGGCTTTCGGCTTTATTCTTTGCCCGTGTTTCTTCTGCCATTTTTTTTAACTCAGCCTTAGCCTTTTCAGCAGCATTTTCCTTATCAACTTTTTCTGCAACTTTGTCGTATTCACTAGGAACAGTTTTCCTTTTAGGAGGCGTATATTTTTCGCTCCCGTCACCGCTAGTTTTTTTAGAAGGGTCTATAGGATTAATTGCCATTACGCTCTCGTTTTTCCACGAATAGCAATGCCGTCTGCACGTTTAGAGGCTGACGACACCTTACCACCTTTTTTATATCCAGCATCATCATATTGATATAACTCTTCAGGCATAGACCTTACACCTCTAGAACCTCTATTTGGAAACTGATTTAAAATATCGTTTCTAACCATTCTGTCTGGATTAATGCTTTCTGGATCTCTTCCCTTGACTATGTATCTTGGCGCTTTTTCCCGAACAGCTTTTAAACGAGTGGCTGCATCAATCTTTGAGTGTTCGCCTTGTTTTGTCTCGGTTTTAATTTTTGTTTCAGTTTTAGGTTCATCTTTTGGTTCAGCTTTTGGCGCATCAGGAAACTTTTTACGCATACGAGCCAAGATATAGGGATCGGTACGATCTGCACCGCCAAGGAACTCTTCTTGTTCTTTAGTAAACCCGCCTTCTTGGAAACGTCTGGCTTTTTTCATGATTAGCAGCTTCCGCCTTTGTTCATCTTAACCATTGTGCCTTTTGATTTGCCTTTAGTAGCGCAACCATCAGCCTTGGATAGCTGACCTACTTTGCCACCAGAAGCCATCTTGTGCATTGATTTCTCATGCGCCTTGACTTCTTTCTTTGCTACTTTTTTCATCATAGGCATATCTTTCGACATGTCTTCATGTGCCATACCGCCTTTTTTCATGTATCCCATTTTGTTCCTCACTTCGGTTGGTAATTTTGCTAATCCTGGATTTTTTTTTGCGTCTACAGCTTTCATAATTCCTCCTTCTTTTCGACCAATATATTTATTAAGCATGGCATTAGGCAATTGCTTAACGCCATGATTCGTTTTCTGCTTGTTTAATCCAGCTTTAGGCGATAGTTCACCAGTGCGGAATTTTTTACCTTTGTCTGCTTTTACAAACTCTTTACCAACATCCATAGAAACACCCGTTCTTTTGGCAAACTCTGGGCTATGCGCCACAGCTGCCATAAAATTGTGTTGCTTTTTTGACGTGCTTGGCATTACTTACCTTTGAATAAGCTGGTCAATTTTGTTTTCAAGTTTGTTAAACCTTGCATCCATGTGTTCCACAATGCGGTCAACTTCTGCTTTAGTAACGTTATCACGAGCTACCTCTTCTCTTGTTTTGTTTAAAAGAATATCAATACGCTTTAAGTCATTAAACTTCTCATGCATGATATAGCCAATCAGCGCCATAAATATGGTTAAGCCGCCAGTCCAGAGTTCCATCATGTTTAGCATTTCCACCTCTTTAGAGAGGCAGCCTTTCTGGTAGGCTTGCCATTTTCATCTTTCATTGGGCCTGGCATGCCAGACATACGAGCACAGAAAGAACGCTTACGAGCGCCACCTTCGGGCTGTGGAGCCTTTAGGTTAGAGCCTGTAGCTGCGTTATATTTGGCACGACCCTTGGCAGTTAACCCAGCCCCTTTCGAGACTGGGAGTTTCTCACCACGACCTATGGCTAAAGAAGGGGTTTTCTTTTTGGTAGCCACATTAAGCCTGTGCTTCTTTCCAAGACAAACGAGCATTAACTGTAATAGCCGTTGCAGTCAAAGGTGTCACGCATACATACAAAATGTCTGGACCATCTGGGTAAAAACCAGCTTGTGTAGTTGGTAATGTATTAGTTGTACCACCACCCAATATTGAGTTACCTAAGTCACGAACTTGCGACAAGTCCAAAGTTGTCTGACCGTTTGTATTAGTAAACGCAGCTGCTACAGACTCACCGCCAACTACAGATACGCTGTTGGTTATATTTGGTGCAACTTGACACAGTGAAGATGTAAACGCACCAGTAGCTGTGGTAGTAGGAGAAGTAAAACCGCCACTATACGTTCCCGTTGTAATACCGTTTAATACCAAGTTAACTAGCAGTGGACCTGTTGCAAAAATACCTAACTCAACCAACTCTAACTGCATACGGTTAATGGTTTCTTTAACGCCAAGCAAGCCTATTAAACCATTATCTACAGATGGACCAACCCGAATAGCAAGTACAGGAGTCAACTGCGTGATTGATGTAGTGGTTGTTAAAGGTGTTGAACCATAGTTAAAAATTAACGATTTATCATCATTAAATAGTCCATCCATAATTGCAGACGAACCCCAATGGGATAAAGCTGGCACAGTTGCTGGTGCAACAAACTCTACCGCAGTTCTTACATCACCATTTGGAAAGGCTGTAGCACTTCCTTGACCGCCAGTTTGTGCCCTTGTTAACCCCCAAATAATGCCAGAAGGGGTAATGTTGGTATATCTTATGTACTCAGTACTACCACCCGCAGCAGACACTTCAACAGTTAAAGTTCCAGAGGCTTGAGCTGGCGTTGGGAATCCTGCGGTGCTTGCAACAGTCAAAGACGATGGAGTAATAACTGTACTAATCGGTTGGTCGTCAGCTCTTGTACTACCAAACCCACGAACACAATTTAACAAATTACCAGCACCAGAAGCTGTTGATGTACTTCCGTAAAAAATATATTCAACGGGAGAGCCTATTGCTGCAACGCCACCGCCTACATTAAACACTGATGTCTGTGTAACAGGAATAGTTGTTTGTACGCCTGTTATAGCAGCGCTAAGCGTTGTTGTAGAAGCAGATAACGGAGCCGTTAAAAAGCTAGTTGGGGGGATGCCAGATACTTCATAGTGGGCAGCCATATTACCAGAACGCATATAGGCTTCAAACTGTCTATTGTTGTTCTGTATTTGGTGTACATAGGTAATTAAACCGTTTGTTCCACGAACACCATAACGAATGAATCCAGCACCATACCAAGAGTAGTCGATGTACCACATCTGCATACGGGTTAGATCAATGTTATAGCCAGAAGGACCTGTGCCGTCAATTTTATCAATATTAAATTGAGACTGTGGTATGCGTGTATCAATGGTTATAGAAACTATTGCGTTGCCAATAGTAGTGCCACGATACTCTGGGCTAATAGACAATGACGTATCAGAAACAATTTGCACTACACGATAACTTTGACCACGAATAACAATAAACTGACCTGGTTGTAGCTGGGTTAAAAATGCTGTTCCAGTTCCAGTTACAGTAGCAGAACCGTTAGTTACAGAAACAGTACCACTAACTTGATTGATACTATTGCGCAATACAGCATATAAAGTGGCGCCATCATACTCAAAAAACATACCGTTTTGTTGGTCAAACATACCAATACGACTATTAGCACCAAACCAAGTTAATGGAACAATACGAAATGCTCCAGTAGCAGTAGCAGCAGTGGTTGT